CGTCCACTCGACCGCCTCGTCGTCGAGGGGGATGCGCGTGTTCGCGTTCGTCATCATCATGTCGATCGGGCGGCCAAGTTGCTGGTTCCACCCGATGTCGTGAAGATCGCGCCACATGTCGCCGAAAAGGTCGGGCTTCTCCGTCACGAACACGGGAACGAGACCCTTCCTCTTGGCGTAGGAGATCATGGCGGCGACGACGCGGCCCTTGCCGATGCCGGTCTGGTCGCCGATGATGAAGCCTTCGCCCTTCTGGATGTTCGATATGCCGAGGCCGATCGCGTCAATCTGCTCCGCCGAGAAATAGGCGCCGAGATCGTCCTTGTCGCGGCCGAGCGCGTTCGCAACATAATCGTCGATATTGCCGTGCTCGCGTTCGAGCCGGTCCAGAGCGCCGTAGGTCGCGTCGCGAAGGTTTTCGGGGAGCAGAGTGTTGAGCTTGACGCCTTTTTGTGAGGCAGGCTCGTAGGGAGCCTGACCTCCGGCCGCCTCGCCTAGAGTCCGCCCTCGCTCGGGAGCAGGCTCAGGATTAGGTTCTCGAACGTTTCCGCCATTGACGGGCTCGTTCCCCGCCACCGGATGTTCGGTATCCCCTCCCCCAGGATGTCCGGGTTCTGAACTATCACGCGATCCGTCCACTTCGCCGGGTCGGAGTAGCCCGGGCTGTTCATCGGGAACATGTTCTCCTGGGACAGCAGGCTCTCCGCCCACTGCATTTCCTGCGCCGGGTTCTCCGACTGCTTCAACAGGGACAGGCAGCGTTTCGCCACCTGATCCAGGAGTTGTTCGCTCCGAGGTTTCTGCGCGGGGGAGACCATCCAGTTTCGCTCCAACTTCGTCCCAGGTTTTCAGAAGCGGCGGCGGTTCCTTGGTAAGGTAGTCACGTTCCGACTTGCCCTTGCCATCGATCGTAATCACATCAACCGGGAAACCCGCGCCTTGCTTGGCGTAGAGGTCGCCGGAAACAGTGAATATATCCGTCACCTTGTAGTTTTTCAACAACTCGTGGAAGAATCGCCGTTTGGCCCTCTGCCCGTAGCCTTCCGCGCGCACCTTGGGATCTTCGCCCATGACGCCGCCGATGATGAGCGTGGCTTTTCCTTCGGCCTTCATGGCCTTGAGAGAATTGAGAACGATCGCGTGATCCACGTTCGTCGTGTTGAACCCACCGACGGAGAAGACCTTGGATTTGCCGCCCTCACGCACCGATCCAAAAGGCGGGTTGGCAATGATGGCGTCCATCTTGCCCGTATCGTCGGCAAACGTGCTTTCGGCGGCGCCGTCGGCGACAGAGGGGCGGAATCCCTGTGACTTGAGGCTTTCTGCCCTGGCCTTGTTCAGTTCGTTGACGCGGGCGCGACGCGGGTCGGCCTCCATCAAGAGCATCCCGTTACCCGCGGTCGGCTCAAGGACGTAGGTCTCGTGCGTGATGTCGGCGAGTCGGCTCGCGACGTAGGCGAGCGGCGCCGGCGTCGAATAGGCCTGCTCGGCAATGCTGGTGCTGGTGCGCGTCGAAAGGTTCGGCTGGTTTTCGTACAGCTTGACCATTTTCGCGAAGGTCTGTTTCGGCTCCTCGCTGGCTTCTCGCGCCTGATCGACGATATCGCGGGCGTGCAGCACGACGGCGCGCTCGACGAGCTCGTCGACGACCTTGTTCGCCGACTCATTCTCGCCGATCTCTAGTCCGTGTTCCTTGGCGAGCGCGCGCGCCTCGACGATGGTCTTGAAAGGCTTTTCGCCGGTCGCCAGCTTTTCCCTGACGGATTGGACGAAGGATGCGCGCGGGTCAGGTGCAACTTGTGTGGTGGTATTCTCAGAACCTGTTTCCACCACGGGCTCAGAAGCGCCGGCCTCTGTCAAAGAAGGCGGCAAATTTTCCGTCGGTTCTGGCGGCGGCGCGAAATCAGAGGGGGGGGCCTTTTCTCGCTCGTCCTCTTTCGCCGCGGCGCGATCGATCGGCGTCTCAGGGGCGGCCGGAAATTCTTCGTGGGCGGTAGGCGTCGGCGCCGGGACAGGCTTTTCGAGATTGGTGTCGGGCGGCCCTGGCTTGACCCTTGGGCCGCCAACGCGCGCCATCTTCCCATCGGCCCCGCGGATTTCCGCGCCCTCACGGCGATAGATTTCCTGGGGCGTCCCGATCTTGCCTTCGAAAGCCTCGGAGCGCGCGGCCATGCGCGAGGCGACGACGTGGCCCAGCGCCTCGGCTTCGTCTGCGGGGCGGCCGGCGGCCATGAACTGCCGCTTCACGTCATCGACGATGGGCTGCAGGTCGCCGTGGTCAACGGCCGGCGCGATCGGCGCGGGTGCGACAGTCTCGCCGCCCTTGGCTTCCGCTGCGCGCCGATACGCCGCGCTGACCTCGGGCGCGACCTCAGCGATCTTCGCCTCGACGGCCTTGACCTGTTCGAGCAACGGCTCCGGGGTCGGCGATTCCTCGGCCGCCTTCGTGAGCGCCGCGTGTTGGGATTTCAGCGCGTCGAGTTCGGCGAACGCCTCGGGGTGCGCCGCGCGCGCCGCCGCAGCGATGTCCGGGGTCGGCGGCGCACCGACGGTCGCGATCTCCTCGCGCTGCGCGGCCTGTGCCGCCTTCTCGACCTCAGGCGCGCGCTCCAACGCGCCAGACGCCGTCGCTTCCGTCGTGCCGGGACCGCCGACGCCAAACGCCCAGGCGTCGATCAGCGTGGGCTCGTATTCGCTCCTGAGATAGTGCGGCGCGTCGGCGCCGAGAATGCCCGGGTCTTCATGGCGCTGTTCCGTGAGCGCGTCGTAAAGGTCGCCAAGCCCGGAGTCCTGCTGGCCGCGAACGAGATCGCCGCGTTCCTGATATTCAGGCTGCTCGGGGTAGATCGCTGGCTCGCGCGGCGACCGCGCGCGGTCAGCAATGCGGCCGGACTCTGCGGTGTAGCGCCTTATGATCTCGGCGCCGGTCGGCTGGCCGAACGCGCGCGGGATCGCTCCCTCGATCTTCTCGCCGAAATGGTTCGGTCGAGTGAATACGAGCCCGAATACCGTCGCGATTGCGCCCTTGTTCCAGTCGACGTCGCCTTGTGCGGCTTCCTGGCCGAGTTCCATGCCGCCCATCAGCGCGCCGCTGAACACACGCGACGTCATCGGGTTTGACATGATGCGCTGGAGCGCTGTCGTGTTTCCGAGCGTTTTCAGTCCCGCGCGCGCTTCGCCGAATGGCGTCATCGTCAAGGCGAAGGGCGCGAGACCACCCAGGAGTGACGCATAGGGGTGCTGCTCTTGGTCGAGCCGCTGTTGCCGATCATCCTGACCAAGCGACTCGACCCACGAGTCCGGCAACTTCGACAGGCCATAGTCCTGCGCCCTCTCGCCGACATAGGAGCCGCCCATCATGCCGGCAAAACCGCCGACTAGGCCGCCGACGAGCGCCCCTGGAACGCCACCGCCGACGGGTTCGAAGAACTCGCCGATGGCGCCGCCCACTTTTGCGCCCGCAGAAGCGCCTTCTCCGGCGGCAGCCAAACCGGCGGCGGAAGGGATGACGCTGCGCAGAGCATTGCGGGCGAAAGAGCCGAGGGTTGACGAACCGCCATCGCCAGTGTCAAACGCCGACGGATCAAGATCGGCGTAGGGGTTTGTGCTTTCCTCGTGGGAGAGCCGCACATGTGGGTTCAGGGCCGACGGGTCGAGGTCGTCATAGGGGTTGCCGGAGTCAGCCATCACTTGCCCCCTGGCGGAATTCCATACGGATACCGCATGTGCTCACGCAGCTTTTGCTGCAATTCCGCGCCGGTCATCTTCGGATCGAGCGTCAACCAGTTGCCGATCAGGTCGCTGGCGTGGCTGACGTCGTGCCGCAGCGCTGGGCTGACGAGGTTTTCGGGGTGGAACCCGCCAATCTCGACTTTCGGCATGGTGATCTCATGCATCGGACGATTCGGGAGGTCTGCGGCGGCCACAGGCAGCGCGACGCTGACGAAGCCGGGGGCGGATGGCGCGGGCTGCTGCTGCGGCGCAACCGGCTGTTGACCGGCGTCGCGCGTCTCTTTGTCTACAGGCGTCGGGCCGCGGACTCCAATGAGTTGAAGCACCTTCTCAGCGGATATGACCTTCGAGACCGGCGACGCATCCCATTTCGGCGCTTCCGTTATTGGATTGCTAGCCAGCTTTTCAAGACGATCGGCATATTGGTTGTGACCTTTGCTGAGCATCCCCATGAAGGTCTGCCAGCCCTTCGGGTCGACGCCGGGCGGCGCGTATTTCCAGACGTCGGAATCCGCGTCTGACGCGTGCGGCCAATCCATAGTTTTATCTTCGGCCCGATCTCGCGAGGAATAGATTGTCTCCAAATAGGCGTCCATGTTCTTGTGTTCGAACAACGAAAATGTATCAGGCCCCTTCCCCGCTGCACGCGCGCGCTTCCAATCATCATACTGGCGATTGAAGCCGTTGGTGAAGTCGAGGTCGTAGAGGTCTTTGGCTTTTTGGTTGTGCTGGCCCGTCAGTGGGTCTTTCACCGCGCCGAGCGCTCGCTCTGCATAGTCGTAGGCCCCGATGACGCTACGCTGTAAGCCGAATTCATCGAGGCTTTGCTTCCCGTCCATCATCAGCTTATACAAGCGATCATAGCCTTTCGATGAGATGTCGCCGCGCGCTTCCGCCTGCTGTAACTCAATCACATCGCCGAGCCTGTTCGGGTCATTTGGCTTTGCCGCGACGCGATTTTGCAACTCGCCATACTTGGGGCCAAGCGTGATCGGGTTTGGATTGCCAAACCGCTTCTCAAGAACATCATTCAGCGTGTCGTACTGCTTCTCAGAGATCGGTTGGCGCGGATCGTTCATATAAGCGTTCAGCTTCTGGTACGCCGCAGCGTAGCCTTCCTTGCGCTCGGCCCCCAACACGTCATCAGTCGCGGCCCGCTCTCGCGCGGCGACCTGCGTCCTCGTTTCGTCGGCTGCGGCAAGCGCGAAGTTCAGGCGAACTTGCCCTTCCCTCTGGATTGCCTCTAGTTCTTCGGGCGATTTGCCGGCGGCTTTCGCCTGCAACAGCCCGTTTGAGAACGCGTCGTTCGCAGCGACAACCGCGTCCTCGTAGGACTTCACCGCGGGCGAGGCAGGCGGGGCGGGGAGAGTGAACGCGGCCTGCTCTACGGGAAGCGCAGGCGCAGGGGCGGACCCGGCTTCGGCTGGGATGGCTCCGGCATTGTCAGGGACAGGGGCCATGCGGCGCTGCGGGGACGTCGTAGCCTCCACCCCCGCCAAGCTGAACTTCCCATTGACCGCGCTCGCCTCAGCCATGCGCCGCTGCGCGTTGGCGTTGTTGTTGTCGGCGGCGCGCGCGGCGATAGCCCCGGCCAGAGCGTTCATGTCGCCGCTGGCCGCTGCGCGGGAAATCTCCTGCGGGACATGCCCATAGTTGTAATCGACCGAGACGAGCGCGGCCTGGGCGCCGGCAGAAATGCCGTTCCATGCCGCGGGGCCGATCGCCTGCTGCACATGCTGCGCTGATATTGCGGTGCGGCGCTGGAGGTCGCGCTCGGCGTCGGCGGGGGTGATTTGAGTCGCGGCGGTCACGGGCTCGACAGAGCCGTCAGCGCGCGTGACCGTATCGGACCCGTATCCGGTGCGCCAATGGTTCACGTCCCAATAGGCGTCCGTGCGCAGCCCCTCGGAAGCGCGCAGCGCGCCTTGCACGTCTCCTGAACTCAAATGCTGATTGTAATTTACAGCGGTAGTCCCGCCGGCCATGCCGCTCAGTTGCGCCGGTCGAGCGGGAGAGGCCGGCGCTGTCGGAGGCGCTGCGCGCGGCTGCGCCGCCGTGTCATCCCAGAAACTCTTGGCCCCACCGGTGAGCGAGGCCCGGTGCGCTCGGTCCAGCGCCTCGCCGGCGCGATCCCCGAACTTGTCCCAATTGGACGTAACGAACGCCTCGGCCGCCTTGGGGTCTTTCACCGCCATCGCATCGGCTTGGGATACGAAATTGTTCGCGACGGCAACCTTGGCGCGGTTCCGAAGCTGCCCGTATTCGGCGCCCAAAGGCCCCTGAAAGGCGTCGAGGATGGTGATGGCCTTGCCAGGGTCTTTCGCCATAGCGGCTTCCGCGGCCGCCTTCGCCGCGTCGGCCTGCGCTTTCGTGGCGACCTCTTGCCGCGCCTCAGGCGTGTCGAGCCCCCGATCATGCAGGTTTTTGATCCCCGCGGCGGTCATGTCGCTGATCGCCGACTTGAACATGTCCGGCTGGTCGTAAAACGCCGCGGCGTGGTTCACGCCTTGGGCGTAAGCTGTGTCGTTGACGCTTTTGACGACAGTCTTAGTCTGGTCGACGACATGCGAGCCCGCAACCATGCGCAGCCGCTGCGCATAGGAGGTTGCGGAGCGCTCGAAGTCCAACTGTTGCTGCGGCGTCGAAAGCTGCGCCTTGGAGTCGTCGAGGATTTTCTGAGACGTCTTGTCGTATTCGCCCTGCGCGTCGAGCGCGGACTGGCCTTCCAGCGCCCTGAATTTCGTCAGGTTCTCGTCGAGTTGCGGAAGCGCCTTGTTCAGGACGTCGTCAGTCTGAACTTGCCCCCAAAACTTGCCCGCCTCAAGCGCGCCCGCGCCGGCTTTCTCCAGGCCTTGCCCGATAGCCCCGCCAAAGGCCGCCGGCGACGCGTCGACATGCAGATAGTCGTCGGGCGGTCGCGCGTCCGGCTGGACGTCGGAAACACCGCCTTGATAAGGGACTTGAGCCATAGGTCAGCCTCCCGCGGCCTGGACCGGCCCATAAGGTGCGCTGGAACTCCCGCCGCCGATCCCGCCAACCCACTTGCTGAAACCCGACATCGCGTTCGCGTTCCCGAGAAGGCTGCCGCCAGCGCTCAACGCCGCGCCGATCGGTGCGTCCGTGGCCGTGTTCTGGTCGAGTTGCGACTGCAAGTCATAGCCGGTGGCCTGCGTCCGATAGCCGTAGGCCTGCAGTTCCGCGTTGTTGGCGATCGTGTATTCGCTTAGCGCTGACTTCTCGCGCGTGCCCGTCTCGACATCGAGCGCAGACCCCGTGTTCACGTCGACGTTGTTGGCGGCGAGCGCCGTTTTCACCGCGCCCACCGACTCGGCTCCCTGCAAGCCCGCCTGCTGCGTCTTCGCCGCGCCGGCCTCGGTCGCATAGGTCGCATTTTGCTGCGCGGTCGTCGCGTTGTTCTGCGCGATGGCGGCTTGGTAGGATGCGGCTTGGCTCTGCGCCATACCGCCCATGACGGTCCCGGCGGCGCCGGCAACGGAACCAATTGCTGCAAGTGCAGGAAGGCTAATGCACCCCATCTGTCGCCCTTTCCTGTCCAAGCAACTGATTTATTCTCACAAGCCGCCGCATGGTCGCTCGACTTTCCCGCTTGAATGCCTCAACTCCGGCCGTGTTCTCGCGGTAATAATTGACCAACTCCTGGACCGGAGACTGTATATTTTCCGCAGATAGACGCAACCACCACCCTCGGTCGAATTCGTAGGGCAAGCAGCGCTCGAACACTGCACGGCAGACGGATTCATCATCGAGGTCATCAAAGCGGACGGTGAGCGTATCCGCGTGCGCGGAAATCTGGCGGAGGCAGCGTTGCTCATACCTGACGACGCGCACGAGTTTGTCTTCGTCGAAGGCTATCCCGTTCGCCGCGAACAACGTCGCAAAGCTGGAAATGATGTCGTCCTCGTCTCGCGTCACTACGACAGCCGTGGACCATGGAGCCAACGTCTTGATGAGCCGCCATCCCGGCGCCGCGGCGGTTTCGGCGGTCCCAACCCGAGGATTTGAGAAAAATTGTCCGACTTCTGACATGCTTCTAAATTTCATAGCTATTTCATTGTGGCAGACGTGCTTTCCGTAAGTCAGAAATTCGGAAAGCCACGCCGTCCGCGACCGGCCAGCCGTGTAAACGATAAAGGGAGCGGCGACCGCGCCTTTCCTCAAAACCCTATTCTGCCTTTCGCTTGGACATAATTCCAGACTCGTCCGATCGTCGCTTCCGAAAGGCAGAGGATGCTTGATATTGAACCCAAGCGCTAACGCCAACCTCAACCCCGCGTCGTCGCCGCTGAAAACTGCCGCCGAAAGCCGCCGCTTGACCTGCATGAGCCCGTCGAGTTGCCGGCGCGCCTCCTCGACGATCGCTTTCGGGTGGCGCGTCGCCCCCTGGGTGAGCGCGAGCCAGAGCATTCCGTCGGCGCTCAGTTCGGTCCCCGTCACGCCGCCGAGCGCGGCGAGCCGCCCGTCGATCAGCCAAGCGCGCCGGAACGCGCTCTGATCGAAGCAGGCGCGCAATTCCCGGTGGATATTGTCGCGGCGGCGTTCGAGCAACGCGGCGTGGTCGCGCCGCAACAGCCGCGACATCGCGCCGCAGTGAAACGGCTTGGCCTCGATGATCTCGAAGCGCGGGCTCATCGCTGGCCGCGCTGCTGCTTCGGAGCCGCCTGCATGGACGGCGTGTCGCCGCTCAGGATCTCGCTGTAGATCGCCACGATGTTGCATGGCAGGGGGTTGTCCTGCTGCACGCAGACCTGCCCCGTCGTGTCCATGCCGTCCATCAGGGGGACGCGGACATCCCCGGTGCGCAGCGGCGTCGCGAGCGCGTTGTAGGGCGCGGGCGGGAAGTTCGGCGCACCAGGACCGGCGTCGGGCGCCGTCTGCATGTTGTTCCAGACCGTAGACACCTGCGTCGGCGACAGCGTCGAGCCGTCCTGCTGGTTCGCACCGACCTTGACGCCGCGCGAGGCCGACAGGCGCACGCTGGCCGCGGCGATCTTCTTGCGCTGCGCCTGCTGCGTCGGGTTGCCGAGGTCGATCGGGACGTCCTGGAACTGCGCTTGGAACCCAAGGCCCACGGTGATCGCGCTCGCCGGCGTCGAAAGCGTGATGGTCCCGGAAGCAGAGACGACGGTCGGCGGGATCACGTTGCCGTCGGCGAGGCCCGTCACGGTCGCGCCGGCAAGGTGGCGCAGTCCGGAGAGGGTCGACGTCGGCGTTGTCATCGTCCAGTCGCCGGCGGCGAAGCTGACCGGGAGGGACGTGTTGGGGATGGTCGGGAACGGCGTGAGCACATTTGCCGTGACCTGCGTCGTGCTGACGTAGGCCGTGATGACAGCAATGCCGCCGCCTGCCCGCACAAACGAGCCGACGCTGCCTGCCGAGAACACAGCCGCCGACGCGTTCAAGGTCGCCTTGTTGTTGAGCGTCAGCGCCGCGCTCGCGCCGTCGCCGCCAGCGCTGCCCGCGGGATCGAAGATGACGAGCTCGGGCTGCGTGTAACCCACGCCCTGGCTGCCACCGGCGAAAGTCACGTCGGTCAGCGCGCCGACCGCGAAGGTCAGCGTCGGGACAGCGCCCGAGCCCGGACCTTGGAACTGATCGACGACAGTCCCGTAGGCCGCCGAGGAATAGCCTAAGCCACCGACGATGCCCGTCGCGCCCGTCAGCGCGCCGAGCCCGGTTGCCGACGAGAGCGTGAGCGTCGCCGCCGGCGCCGGCTGCCCATAGGCGAGACCGCAATCGACGCACCACGTCGACTCGACGTCCGACCACAGCCGGTTGTCCATGCGCTCGATCATGTAGGCGTTGTTGCCGTTGATGAAGCGCTGCGTCGCGAAATAGGCGGCGTTGACCGGGGGTTCTGTCACCGCGCACACGCCGACGAACAGGCCCTGCGTGTCGTGGCGCGTCCAGCCCTGCACCTTCTGCGTCTTGTAATAGGTCAGCGAGAGTAGCGCGCCATCCGAGCGCACCGACCAGATGAGACGGTAGGGCTTCTCGCAATAGGCGTTGGCGACGACGGTGTAGCCGTCAAACAAATGCGCGCTGACGTCCGTCAGGTCGAGCGGCTCGGACAGCGCGTAGAGCTGATAGGGCAGATCGTAATAATAGACGCTGTTCGGGTCGGCATAGAGCACATCGTAATTGACGAGCAGGGGTTCGATGAGAGCCGAAACGCCAGAGAATGACTGCGGGACGTCGTTCTGCTGCGAAGGAGAGATCGGCTGGACGTTCGTCGCGAACGAGCCGGCGCCGACGAGCATCCACGCACGCAAGCCCGTCATCACCATGAGACCGCCCGATGTCTGGATCATCCACTGCACGCCGTTGACCTGCACCGCCCACGGCGATCCAAAGATTGCGTCGGAGGCGATTGTCGGGTTGCGGACGTCGAAGTTGGTGAACGCCCCAGGCTGCGAGAACCAATAGGTGTCGGGGTTGTTGAGCGAGTTCGCGTAGCCTCGCCGTTCCTGGAAATAAGCAGGGACGGACGGATTGACGCCGGTCTGCGGCCCGATATTCAACGTCGCGGTCGCGCCGCTGCCCGCCGGGACGGAATCCGTGATGGTCAGCGTATCCGAGGCATAGAGCGTCCCTGGATTGTTGACATAGATCGCCGTTATGACACCCCCAGGCCCAAGGACGGGCGGGAAGAATGTCGCCTGGACACCAAAACTCGGGGGGATAGTCGCCGTTGGGTTGACGTAATTCGCGCCGCCGTTCGAGACGGTCACAGGGCCAAGCGAACCGCCATCTGTCGTACTCGCTGGCGTCACCACAGCCGTAGCAACTGCGCCGGACCCCGACCCTTGCGACGAAAACGCGATCGTGTCACCGGGCTGATAGTTCTTGCCGGGGTCGAGAATGAGGCACGCGACAATTGCGCCGTTGACCACGATGGGTTGCAGCACCGCGCCAGAGCCGGTTGCCGACGAAATCGTATAGCCGACCGTGGCTTGACGGTATCCGACCCCGATCACCCCCATCTGCACGTCGAGGAGTTGCCCCGGGGCAAACGGATTTGCGTGGGTCGGCGGAACCTGAGTGAAGTCAGGGACGATGTTCGAGTCGACAAGCTGGTTGCCGTAGGCTTGCCCGGCGTAGCCGAACAAACTCCCCGCCGGGACGGTTGCCCCACCATAGGCCGCGATCGCCTTGTAGACATAATACTCGTTGACGCCCGCCACGCCGGCCCAATTCACGGTGAGCGAGCCCGCCGTCGAGGCGATGTCGACGGCGCTCGAAATGCTGGCGATCGGCGACGCGATGCTTTCAGTCCCGTCTGGCGCGACCGCCGTCACGACATAGGCGTAGCTCACGGCGCCCGTGGCGGACGCGATCACACCTATCGAAGCCGGAGGCCCAACTGTCGGGTCTGGGATGACGGGCAGGAACGCCCAATTGATGTCCGTCGTCCTTACGAGGTCTTGCGGAGGGTATTCGATGCTAGTCAGTTGGTTGACGCAGCAAATCGACATCGCATCGGCAGACTGAACGGTCTTGAGCCATGCCAAGTCGTTTTCGGAATAGACGGTCGGCAACGTGTAGATGCGGGCGGCCGAACCTCCCGAAGTGTAGGCGCCAAACGCGGTCGAGTCGATGTTGTTGCCGTAGACGTCCTGCAACGAATAGGTCGTAGAAGTCAGCTGCGTGGCGACGAATGTCTCGCCGTTCAGCAGCCCCATGCCGCCAATGCCGGAAAGATAGAGCCAGTCGCCCGTGTTGTAGGAGATCGACTGCTCTCCCAGCGTGAACGTCGCGCCAGCGCCTGAGCCCGACGTCGACGCTTGCGAGGCCGGGCTCGTCGGAAAGACCGAATAATTTCCAGGAGTCGAGACTGTGAGCGCATTCGGCCCGAACAAGGCGCTGTTGAACGTCGCGCCCGATCCGTTGCCGGACGTCGAGGATTGCGTGAAGGCCCCGCCGAAGGCGTTCGCCGTAAAGGAGCCGGTGTTGAGGATAGAAACTGAGGCAATGCCCATCGAGACGCAAAGTTGCGCGCCGGTTAATCCAGCGCCGGTAACGGGTATATACGCATAGTTTCCATAGTTGTATGAGCCATATTGCTGAGGCATTGACGTATAGTTTCCGGGAGTGAACGAATTTATAGCGATTATATGCCCTGACGAACTGATCGTAACATTCGCAGTAAACTGCGTACCTGCGCCAGTAGTTCCGGTTACTGTTGCGGTCCCAGGGGTTCCCCCAGAACCCTGCCAAGCCCCTAAGACGATATTTACGCCGAGAACTTTCGTCGCGGAGACAACCAGAGACGCCGGGGTGGAAAAGGTTCCAGCGCACGCTAGGGTGATTGTGTCCCCAGGACCGTAACCAAAATAATAAGTGCTCAACGGGGATATGTTGCCGGGACTGTTGATCGCGAGCGAGGCGAGTTGCGTCGTCCCGACCGTCAGCACGCCGGGCGAAGTCGATGTGCCACCCGCCAGTGTGATCGTATCGCCTGCCTTGTAGGAGGCCGATACGGAGCCGTTGTTCGCGGTCGCGCTCGCCACGCTGGCCGCCGCGATTGTCACAACCGCCGGGTTCGCCTGCGTAATCCCGACGATCGAGGACGGCGTTTCGGTCACATAGGCGCCGTTCGAGATCGCGCGCATGTAATAATTACCGAATTCCAGCGCGAGCCCTTGGTTGTTGCTGAACTGGAAATCGATCAATCGCGGCGGGACATTACGCCCGGTCTGCTTCGAAAAGCCGACGAACGCGGTCCCCGCGCGGCTCAACAACGGGCCCGCATACGAAATCAGGAAGTTTCTCGCAGTCGAGCATGCCGCCGCATAGCGGTCGGTGTCCTGGCGACCGAGCATGGCCGGCGAGATTTCCCCGACCGTGAACGAATGTTTTCCGAACGGGACGGCCATCAGTAGGCCCCCGTGTTGCCGGTGCCGCCGACACCGCAGCACGCATCGCAGCCGCCGTAGAGGATGCCGGAGCCACCTCCGCCCCAGCCATTGTCGCTGCGCATCGAGCCGCCAGCGTTGCGGAAACGCATCCAGTCGGGCGTGAAGTCGGCGTTGTGCCAGCCCTCATTCCCGTCCGTCATGCGCGCCTGCATGATCTTCGCCGCGGCGATCTTCATCTGCTGGTCGCGCACCTGCATCCCAAACTTGGCCTGTCCCTTGGACGACCACAGCACGAACGCGACCTCGGAGGCGAGGAACGCGACGAACGCGGCGCGGAACTGCGGATCCCAATTCGACGGATAGTTCATCAACGCCGTGTAGACGAGGTTCGCATTCTGGACGTTCGTCAGGATGACGGTGCGCCCCTGCGGCGAAATGCCCTGGACGGCCCACGTCAACTGCCCGGGCGCCGGGGGAAAGTTCACGTCCATCGCTTCGAGGAAACGCGCGGGGCGCAGCGCGGCGCCGGCGACGATGGCGTTCAAGCCGCCCATGAGCGGCGATGACGGGTTCGACGGCACCGAGTTGCCGGCGGGAGCGGCCGACGCAGCGCATTGCGGGCCCCACGGCACGAAGCGAGCCTTCATGCAGTCATCGGGATAGGCATATTCATAAGTAAAAGGAGGTATTGCATTCGAGGCGACGCCCGCGGTCTGCCCTGTCGCGTCAGCGAGCAGCGTGAGCGGGGCCTGCTTGCGAGCGAAGTTCCAGTGGACCGCGCGCAGCAACTGCCGCAGGCACTGGCTGTAGGCGCGCAGCAGCACTTGGGCCGGCTTCGTGCCCTCAGCCAGGTCGCCGATCGTGAAGTCGAATCCGGCGGCGTCCAGTGACTGATTGGCGATGTCTGCGGGAAGCGACACGGATCACCCCTGTTCTTTCTCGGCGACGGCGAACGAAGCCTGCTCGTCCTCGACGGCCAGCTTGGCGGCGTTGAGCCCGACGAGCGCCGGGGCCAAGCGGCGACCCAGTGCGCCCGCGAACGCCTCGATGGTGTCGGTGTCCCAGGCCGTCAGGTCGGTGATCTGCGCCGTGTAGGTCATGATCGCGTTCTGGACATTGCAGAGGATGACCATCTGCGGCGGGGTGAACGTGGCGTCGTTGGCGGTCGTGTAGACGACGGGCTGCGGGTCGAACTCCAAGAGGAAGATCGGCTGCGGCTTGATCGCGCGGACCTTCAAACAATCATCGGGATAGGCGTACTCGAACAGGTAGCCCTGCGGCGGATAGATATTGGACCATGTCATCGGCGGCACGTAGCCGCCCGCCGGCGCTTGCTTGAGCAGCGTCATCGTCGCGGTGCGCTCGGCGAAGTCGAAGTCGTTCTGGCGCAGGAGCTCGTCGCGCGTCTGCGAATACACCCGAAGCGCAATTTTTGCCGCCTCAGAGCCGTCATAAAGCGAGCCGATCGACTTTTTGTAGCCGACGCGGACGAGCGAAAGGTTCACAAGGTCGGTAGGCGTGGAGACGGACGCGACCATCAGCCGTTCCTCGTTTCAGCAAGGGTTTCGAAGGAGCCACCGCTTTCGAGGAGCGCCTGCGAGGCGTCAGGCTTGCCGAACAGCGCCATCGCCAGTTCGGACGCCAGCAAGCGCGAGACGGCTTCACTGACCTCGACATCCCATGTCGCCTCGATCGGGGCGTTGTTGAGGACGGCCTCGGCGGAGGCGAGGTTCGACCAGATGACCTTCGTCTGCGTCCCGCTGACGAGCGTGTTGCCGATCATCCAGTTCTGCGGCAGCGGGTTGTTGACGTCGGCCAGCGTGGCCGGCTGGATCTGCCAAATCTCGATCGCGGCGGCCGGATAGGCGTATTCGAACGCGAAGCCCATCGGCGCCGTGTTGCCGGTGAGCGACAGGGTGAACACGTTGCGGGTGAAATCGAAGCCGTATTGCTTGAGCACCGTCTGGACGGCGGGGGCATAGAGCGACGAGAGCGCCACGCCAGCGGCCGACGAGTCGAACGAGGGCGCGTTGCCTTGCACAGGGGGCAGGTTGCCGCCCATGAGGTTGAGCGCCCGGTTAGCGATGGCGTTCGAAGTCGTTGGGAGCATTCACGAACCCTCGCATTTGAAAGCAAAGCTCGCGCCCGTCACCGCGGCGAGGAGCTGTTGTGCTGTAATGGTCATAGTTACTCCCGAAAGTAATTCGCGTCAGAACGACGAAAGCGTCATCGCGCCAGAGCGCAAGCGAGTGCGATGCGTTTCATGTTGTTCAACCTCTCAAGGGACCGAGATAGCCGATGCGGCGGCAACGAGGGCGGTCACCTGCGCGGGCGTCAGCGGCGGCGTGAGGCCAGCGGCGAGGGCGAGCAGCGTGGTAGAGTTCGCCGGGATTTGATTCGTGCCGTGGGCGAAGAAGGCGGTCACGGCGGGATTGGCGAGCGCGGCGACGGCCGACTGGACGGCGGCCCACTGCGCGGGTGTCATCACCGATTCGAGCTGCCAGAGCTGGCAGGTCACAAACGGGTTGACGAGCGCGCCGGTCGGCAGACCTCTGAGCGCCAGCACTTGCGCGAGGCTGGCCTCCGAGTCGATTGGTGTCGGCACATTGCCGGCAGCGAGCCATGCCTGATAGGTCGCATCGGTGACGGCGACATAGGCCGTAGCGGCGCTCGACCAGACCTGCGTCGTCGAGCCCGCG